GTGCTTAGCTACGCCATCCTCATTGACGCTGGTTTCGCGAAAAAAAAGCTTTACCCGCTCGAAAATCCGGTTACTGCTGAAACGTTTGAGCGATTCGTGGAAGGTTTGCGTGCACACCACGTTCTAAGATGCCATCGGCTTCATCGCGTTTACTTCTATGATGCAAAACCTCTCACCGACGAAGTCGCTCACCCCAACGGGACAAGGGTGAATTTCGGTGCTTCGGTAACGGCCGTGGCAAACCAAGCCCTCCACTCGGGACTTGAGCGCGCTAACTATTTTGCTATGCGTTACGGGGAGCTAGTCCATCAGGGATGGCGAATCAAAGGCAGGTCGCTCAGGCGTGCCAACCCCGACACACAATTTACGACCAACGACCTTGAGGCGAACGTACAGCAGAAAGCTGTCGACATGAGGATCGGACTGGACATAGCCAGCCTCACGCTCAAGAAGCAGGTGGATATGATCGTACTGGTCACTGCGGACAGTGACTTCATTCCAGCGATGAAATTCGCGAGGCGAGAGGGAGCACAACTGGTGCTGGTTACGCTTGCCCACGGACTTAGGGAGCCTGTTCATCAGCACGCGGATATCCTCATACATGAGCATGCTCGTACATTCCTGCGGCTAACCCCTCCCGCGCCCACGATCGACCTGACGCCGGATCCGTCTATTCCTTGATCTATCGCTCTGCCTCGTAGACCGCCACGCCCTTCCCCACCGGAATCCACTTCTCCTCCGGATCACCAGGCCGACAGATGGCCACCTCTACCTCGGTGCTCTTCCCTTCTGCCGGCTCAGCAGGACGGATGGCCGCGTGCCGCAGCAAGCTATCCATGCCCGGCACGAACGTGCTCTCGGAGCAATGGAACGACCAAACCCCCGCCCGATTCGCATCGTTCACCTTCCGATCAAGCTTCAGCGTCCACCCTTTCTTGAGTCTCACCACCAGCACGGTCATGCTCCCATTCAAAATGGGTAGTCTACACGCCGCCCGCGTCCGGCAGCGGATACCTGGCATCGATCTCTGCAACCTTCGCGATCCACTCTGATAGATCTGCGGGCCCCTGGCCGACCGCTGCCAGATACTGCGCCTCCAGATAGAGCGGCAGAGACTCTTTCGTATAGGCCTCGCGGCGCTGCTCTCGCACTGCCGCACGCTGCTCCTCGAGGATCTGCTCAGGCGTCTTCATGTGGCCCCAGTCGATCATCGCGGTAACTCCACATCCCCTTCGAGAATCTCGATGGGAGTCGGGAAGCGAGCGGCATCGCTTGCGTCAGGCGGCAGCGGTAGACGCATCGTCAGTTCGATTCGGCCAGCCTGGCGGGTAATCACTCCCTCAAACCAGGACGAACCAGTCGCCGCGCCAGGTAGCTGACCTCCCTCCGTTAATGGCGAAAAATCGAACTCGACACCGTTCACAGTGAGGGCATCCCCTCGAACGGACACGCGCATTTCAACGCCGTCGCCGGGCAGCGGTACAAACGGCGAAAGCTTGATCAACATCAGAACCACCTCCCTATGCAGGAAAAGATCAAACGGTTTGTCGTGAGGTTCTCGGCCAGGATGAATGTCAGCGAGGTGCCGTTCGCATATGCCACCTTCACACCGTTGTACGTTGCGGGGTTCGTTGCGTGCGACGCCCAGGATACCGATACCCCAACGGTCCAATCTGGAGTGAACGCCGCCGGCAATGTGAGCGTGTAGCTTGTGTTCGCCATGCGGTCGTTGGCGCCAAGCAGGCTGATCGTGCAAATCTGCGTGCCGTCGGCGAGGCGGGCGTATTGCCCGTTCGCGTTACTGCCTCGCTCCAATATCGACCCAAGCGGGACTCCTCCAGACTGAGCCACTGTGCCCAGCAACTGAGCGTCGGACAGCACGCGAACCCACGACTGCCACGCCCCGGCGACCCTCCTGCGGAAATACAGGATGTTCGAGGTCCGCGGCACGAATAGTTGCACTGCGGTCGCGACGTCGTATGGATGGTGATAGAGCATCGATCCGATGGGGTTCAGAGCATCGATGCCTGGCGGCAAGTTCGAGTAAGGACCGACGCCGATGCCATAGAATCCGCACTCGTCCGGCACGATGTTCGGGTCCGAAACGGTTCGGTTGGACGACAGGCTCTTTGAAACGCCGCCGATGTAGCTCAGGGCGTTCGCCTGAGTGGATGCCGCGATCATCGCGCGGCCGATGCTTGTCAGCGGGGTCTGCGACCAGCTATTCGGTCCCGTCTGGTATGGAAGCTGGTCAACGCCACCGAGCAGCAGGCTGAAGCTCTGCAGCCGGGGATCGAACAGGTTCGAGCGCGCGCCGGCAGCGGTTGCAGCGCCAGTGCCGCCCAGGGCAAGCGGCACCGTGTCGCCGTCGGCGAACTCGCGGAGACTGCCGTAGCCGTTTCCTTCGTTCTGCAACTTCGTCGGTCGAACATCAGCCATTGAAAAGCACCTGCAGGTTGAGAGTTGCGCCGCCGGCGGTGTAAGCCAGCAGTTGGCCGTCAGGATTCATCGTGAGCCTCAGAGTGGAGCCGTCGGCGAGATAGCCCGGCACAGCCGCGGGGATGCGGACGTTCATCGGGTATGCCACCACCACGCCCGCGCCGTTGGTGACGAACTGGTCGTAGCCGGTGCTGCGCCGGACGAAGTAGATCGCGTTCGGCTCCAGCGCGGCAGGCAGTTGCGCGACGACCTTGTGGGTCTGGAGGACGGCCATTACCAAGCCGTCCCATTCCACTCGGCCGGGATCGGCTGGCCGTTGAAGCGCACCAGGCCAGAAGCCTCACCGAACTTGTCCAGCGTCGACTTGTTCGCGTGCGTGTGCGCCTGGGAAACGGCAGTGTCGATCTGCGCCGGCGTCGAGGTCGGCCGCCCATTGATCGCGTCCCAGTTGAGCTCGACGTCCATGCCTTCGTATTCAGCAACCTTCAGCCAGGCGCTGGTCGCCGGGTTCCAGGCGTACAACGCCGCGCCGGCATCTACTGTAGGGTCCGCACTTGCGTCCTGAACAAGGACGAAAATGGCTCCCTCCGGCTCCAGGGCGTCGCGGGCGGCGATATCCGCAACGAACAGGATCGGCGCGCCGGTGCCGGGCAAGCTGGCCAACGCCTCGTTGATCAGCGCGTTGATCATCGCGCTGTTGCCGATCGAGCGCGCGACTCCCGCGCTGTTCGTCAGGTAGGACTCCGAGTAGCTGCCGTTCTCGACGAAGTAGAACGAATCGGGTTCCAGCGTACCCGGCAGGGTCGCCACTTTGAAAAATCGAATCTGGGCCATGTCATCACCAATCAGTCGCGCCCCATTGGGCACCGTCTACGCCATCCCTCCCGGGAGGCCCTTGGTCACCCGCAACAACCACAAGCACATCGGCCGGCGGCGTCACGGTGACCGCGTATTCCTGCATCTCGCTGAGCACAAGCGGCTCGCAATCAACCTCGATCGCCAGCGCCCAGGGCTCGGCGGTGTCATCCATCGCACCCTCCCCCACGGCTCACAGTGATCGGACCGCTGTAGTAGCGATGGACCGTTCCATCCGGGTATGTCACGTCCACGTCGTAGACCGCCGCCGACCATTCCAGCGCCGCGGTAGCCGATGCCGATATCTCGCGCGAGATCGTTCCGGCGCCAGCGATCTCAAGGCCGGAGCCGAGCGCCAGCGTCATCAGCACAGTCCCGCCTGGCGCGTCGCGGATCTGCATCCGTACCTCGGCGCCAGCCAGGTCAACGGGTGGCTGGTAGATCAATTGCCCGCCCACAGGCGCCAGCCCAACGGCTGAAAGCAGGTTGATCTCGACGGTGTTGTCGTCGATGGACGCGACCCGGTGGGGCAATTGCCGAAGTCGAGCGCGGTTCAGTTCGGGCATGCCCTGGACACCATCGATCCAGGCCAGCCACGTGCCAGGCAATCCGTGCCCAGGGATGGTCAGCCGGACGGGAGCAGCCGGCGCGATCTGGGTGATCGGCCGGTAGACAAGGCTCGGTTGCATGATCCGCATCGTGTCGCGGAACGTCGCCCCTTTTTCAATGCGCAGGGGTACACAGGCCGGCGTCATGCGGCTTCTCCTTTGGAAGGAATCAAACGTAGGAATAGAAGGCGTTCGGGTCGTTGCGTATAGCGTCGCCGGTGATTGGGTTATATGCGCCCTTACTCCAAGCCTCGAACTGGATGCCTGAATACGCACCAACATCTACGTCAACCTGACGGGTTCCGTGTACGCCATGCGGGGTGAATGCAACTCCGGCAAGCCGATAGCGCTCATCTGGAGTTCCGATAGCGCTATTTCGAACCGCTATGATGCCCAACATCTTGTTGGAGTATCGCTGGACTGGCCATGCGTATTGGGCAGCAAACGACGAAAGATATCCGTCGGCCGCGATTGGAAACACATGGTAGCGAGAGCCCCAATTCAACCCTCTCGCGTAGGTATCTCCCACGTCTGGCGTATAGATATTTTGATCTTGCAGAGTTATCGGCCGGGTACCAGTTGCGACTGTTTGCCCGCTGATGCTATCGGTTATGTTTGCGGTCCCAGGGCCACCGTCATTGTATATTGGCCCCGATATTTCGACTTTATTTCGCAGCGTCTCCAACACCTCTCCTGACGCAGATCGCAATCTGTAGTCAACCACCCAATCGTCCGTTTGATTGAATGCAACATGATCGCCTGCCGCACTTGCTGCGCGCTGGAGAGAATGAGAGACAGATACCTCGATATGTACGAACTCAAGATCTCCTGAAACTCCGTACCAAGCGGCAGCAATCGACTCTGCCCGCAGAGTCGCCGTCCATGCCCCCTGAAGCACCCTTGTATCCACAGGAATGCCAGGGGGATCGCTTGTTCCCGAAACGTAAGAGCCGCTCGCACTGTCCCACCAGAACCGCGTATGAGTATCCGGGTCAACGTCCGGCTTACTGCTGGACAACGTTGTAAACTGGACCTGACTCCACGTAGCCACGACAACCAACTCAGCTTGAAATCCGGACGCTCCGCTTGGGCTAATGCGCACCTCCACCATGCCGCCGGCAATCACCGTTCCGTCAACAGTTTCTTGATAGTCGACGCGGAACACTCGGCGCGTTCCGTCGTGATTTACATCTAGGACTTGAAAAGACATACCTGCTGGCTGGACGGGGATACCCAGCGCAGAAGGCGCAATGGTGTTGCTTGTAATCTGCCCAACGAATCCTGTTACACCATCCCGAATAGAGCAGATTGCGGAGGCTGTTCCGAGAAATGAATTGAACGTAACCTCAACGCCGCAACGGACGGTGTACCCACGGATGAATGCCGGCTGGAGTGATACCCCTCCGTATGCCTCGGCTAGTCCGGTTCCGCGCATGATCGCTCGGTTGAGCCAGCGCTCGTCAGGGTCATCGGTTTCGACGTTCGGGACAGGCATACCTACACTCCAGAGCGCAGTATCATTTGCTGTCCTGACCGCCGGCATCTTCATCGTTCGCCCGCTTGGTAACGTCAATGTCGAATCAACGGCGTTGATTGGCTGTCGTATTAGGCCGTGCCATGGCCACCCCCATACCTGCGGAGCTTCATCGAGCGGGCTATTGGGAAACATCGTTCGCGTACTCCATCACAACTTCTGCGCCTGACGCGTCGGTCATGACGATCTTCTTCACGCTGCGATACCGGAGCCAGGCCAGGCCATCGCTGGTGGGGATTGTCTGCAGTTCGTAGTATTCGCGCTGGGCGGCATCTTCTTCGATCAGGGGGCTCGCAATACCGCCACCCCCACCGAGCTGCTTTCCGGCGGGGTTGTAGTCCGCCCGCCCGCGCTTTGCATCCAGGGCGCCGCGCGGATCGATCTTGCGCAGTGCGCGCGCCTGACGCTCCGGCTCGATCAGCCGGTTGAGCGCCGCCGTCAAGCCCTGGTCACCGCGTCGCTCCGCTTCGACCCGCTGGCCGCCGGCGCGGCGGATCGCTTCGTTCCTTGCGCCGATGCCGCGGCGCTCATCTGATAGAGCCATGATCCACCTCCGTTATGCCGGCGCAGGCATGTCAGCGAGTACAAGCATGGTCATCGTCCCAGCGATGGCGTCGTAATACACCCGCGCCCAGGCCTCACCAGCTAGGTCTATGCCTCGGATCTGGAATCCATACTCGCGGGTTGAAGCCCAATTCCTCTGCATCCCGACGATGAACGTCCCACCCGGCAAGTCGACGCCACCCGCGGTCCCGACGAAAAACACTGAATCTGCGTTCCCCTTGACGTGCAAATCAAATTGCCGAGAAGAGGCTGTCTCGATATCGACAGCCCCGATCTCGTTCTCAGGAATGTTATTCAGAGGCGCCTCGACAACAGCGTGCTGCGGCCCAAGCGAGAAATTGCCCGCGCCAGTTATGTGCAGTACTTCGGAGGGAGCGCTTCCACCGCCGCCACCCTGCTTCACCCAATCCGCCGCAGAGGCCGTGCCCTTGGCAAGGTATTGGTCACCGTTTGTCGTGTTTACGTAATGAGCGCCCACGCTGGGCGGGGCCGAGGGTGGAGCGCCAGCACCGGACAGGACGTGCGTAACAGTTGCCATCAGTTGTTCTCCATGATCAGGTTGTTTCCGGCGCCATCGACGAGAGCCGAACCGCTCGCATCGACCAGGGCTCCTTCGGGAGTGCCGCCCTCAAGGGCCGCGATTCGCGCTTGCAGTGCCATGAGATCGCCGGCCGTGACGGCTGCATAGATCGCCGACCCCGCCGGCCAGTTGCCGTCGGCGGTGGCTTCCTGGGCGCGCTCGATCGTCACCACCCCACCGGCGCGGGAGGTTGCTTTCACGATCTCATGCTGAGCGCCGGCAGCATCCGCCAGCGTCAGCAGCACCCAGTTACCGCCAGAGAGCGGCAGCAGCGCGGCGGCAGCATCCGGCACCGTCAGGCTCAATTCGCCAGGCGAAAGGCCGGCGCTCAGCGTCGTCTTCCAGTTGTTGATCCATGCTCTCGCCATCGCTACATCTCCAGTACGTCATCGGGTACAGCCACCCGGTAGGTGGCCGCGATCTCAGGCGCATGCTCGTCCCGGTAGGTCTCAGGAATGTCGTTTGCTGTCAGCGAGAACCGCCGCGGGAACAACTCGGCGCCGGGGTCTCGGTTGCTCCAGTTGCCTGAGAAACCATCCGCCTCATCGTCATACGCGGGACTGCCGTTGCGGCCCCCGAGCTGCGTCGAGAGCTGTCCGCCGCCAGACGGTGGGCTGACGGGATCGGACGAACCAGCAGGAGGAACAAGGGGGTCTGCGGCGCCAGCGCCACCTCGCATCACCGCGATAGAGATCGTAGTAAGGGCGCTACCGGACCCGAGGTCGAACCGGTCAACAATGCGTCGACACTTGCCCACCGCACGCGCGCCCTGATCATCGAGGCGGAGCGTATGCACAAGATCGATCGGCAGGATCATCGACGTCGGCACATCCCAGGTCACGGTCGTGCCGCGGTGCGCAGCAATGAGAGTCGTTGCTCCCTGGGCCAACAAGCAGTTCAGTGCGGACAAGCGCCGGTTGTCGTCCTTCTCATCGCTGTGCCCTGTGCTGCCGCCGGTGATCGGATCGCTTTCCCAGCCCGAAGCCTTGTCAGACTCGATCTCGAACGAGGCACGCTGCCGACCGACAATCTGGCCGGTCGCCGCCACGCTCGGCTGAACTTCCATGACCAGCCGGTAGCGCTCTGTGACGGACTGCACCCAGCGCCGGCCAGCTATCCAATTTCCGCCGAGCAGCAGCTCGGTGAAGTCATTTCTCCATGCCGCCGGCGGATTGCAGTAGACGCCCGTGGGCGGCAGTGGATACCAGGTCGCATAGAACAACGTCTGACCGCTGCTTTCGGTCGCCGAGGTGATCATCTCGACATCCGGTAACTCGGTGTCGTCGCCGCGCCAATTACAGAACCCCGCCTCACCGACCGCGTTCCCCGTGCCGGGGTGCTGCCAACCATACGAGGCGTTCAACTGCCAGAGCCGGCTGAATCGGTAGTCGCACTCGATCTCGATCCTGTTCGCCTGCGAGCTCAGATCACCGAGGCTGACCTCCACCGAGTTGTAGACGGTCGACCCGGCGCCGAACTCGAACGCCGGGGGCTGCGAGAACAGACTGGTCACACGCAACTCGCCGGTAGGCGCGCAATCCAGGGCCGCGGCCACGGTCGTCAACCGCTCTTGCGCATAGTCCCAGCGCGAGCGCCCCTCGACAGGCTCGAACACATCGGATGACCACTGGCCGCCGACCAGCGCATCGATCTGCGCAATCTCCATCGCCTCGATGCGCTGCTGCAACTGATCGGAGCAGCGCGCGGTCAGCGTCCGCCCCACTGCGTCGAACGTCGGGTCCGCTATGCGGCCGGTGAATCTCACCACGTCTGCGGTCACGCCCTCGGCAGTGGAAAGGTAGCGGATCGTGACCGCCCGCCCCACCCACGACGTCGGCGATACCGGGTCAGTGCCGAGGTACAGCGTGAACGTAGCGGTGCCAGAGGCGCCTTCCTCGCGGTCGACTTCGACAGCCCCAACGAGGTGTGCCGTCCAATCCTCATCGTCGACGAGTAGGCGCAGGCGCCAGGCAAACGCCTGACCAGGCTTGATCTCGACAGGGCCATCTCCGCCGCCGGCCGTGCCGAATCCGTTCAGCGGGCCGGCGTTCAACGGCATGCCGTTCAGCAGCATGTCAAACCTCCTGCCAGTTCAGGGTCCATCCGTGCGCGGCGTTCATCGACGTCGACGGCGGGTCCGCGAACACGTTGAAGCGAGGCATGAACTGGACCATGTAGAGCGTCGCTGCCGGACGCTCTGTAACGGTCACGACCAGGCCTGCGCGCACGCATGGCGTCGGCACCCAGCGCCCCTCAACCAGCGCCAGCGCCCACGGCTCCTTGTCCGTGCGCGGCGCCTTGGGCAGAGTGAACGCCGGAGAGTCCTGGGCGATGCTGATTGGCTGGATCGCTTGCATCTCCAGTGATGATCGGTAGTCGAGCGCGTCGAGCCCGACCGGTACAAGGCCCGAGCCGGTCAACGTGCCGGAGAGCTTGCCGTCCCAGTGGGTCAACTTCACGCCAGCACCGTCGCTCATCCTGACGACCGTCGCACCGAACAAGGGCTCCATCGACTGATCCGGTGCGCCGGCTTCTGGCGGGATGGGTACTCCGCCGAGCGTAATAACCGGGTAATCCATGCCGTTCTCCTACGGACGTGCGGTGCGGCCTCGCTTGAGCGCCTGCAGCCGCAGAATGTCGTTTACCGATCGCTGATCCCCGAAGACCGAGACAGTCGAGCCACCGAACGACAGATCGATCCGTCCCAGGTTGGGGAGTTGCCCTGAGCTCGGCGCCGCTGTCGCGACCTCGGCGGCGGCCGGCGACAACCCGTCGAGACCGCGCATCCCGGCCAAGCGGCTGGCAAGCGCCGACACGCTGTTCGGGAACACCTTCTCCGCGCCACCAAACGCAACCAGTTCCGGACCTCGCTCGCCGACCCATGCAATGCCCGGCGCGGCGCTGTTGGTGCCGGTCGCGTAGCCGGGGAAACTGACCGGTGGCGTGGTGCCGCTCACGGCGGACATTTCGCCGGTGGGCACCAGTTGAACAGGGATCAGGACAGGCGTTTCAGACAGCGCTTGCAACTGCGCCTTGATCGCCTCGATCTCCTCCGGCGGAAGGTTGAACGAGATCTCGATGCCCTGGAGCGCGGTCGCCGCATCGGACAGCTCCGCGATCCGCGCGCGGATGCTGTCGAGCTTCGCGTCTGCCTGCGACTGCTGCAGATCGTTCGCGGCGAGTTCGATGGCCTGGAGCTCCTTAGCGAAGCCGGTGAACCCGTATGTGTTCTCTCCGGCCGCCTGCAGTTGCTGGAGCATTTCGAGCGCCTTCTGCGCCTGCGCCTGTGCCGTCTCGGCATCGCCCTTGCGCAGCGCCTGGGCGGCGGACTGCTTGAGGGTCTGCGCAGATGCATAGCTCGGGTCACCGCCGACGCCGGCTTGTAGCCCGGCAATCGCTTCGCTGTAGCGCCTCTCGATAGCCAGGCGATCCTTCCGAACTTTCTCAACCGCCGCCAGCGCGCCTTTCTCGGCCGCCTCCTGCTTCTTGAGAGAGTCCTGCACCGCCTTCAGCCGGCCGTCACGCACTTGGCGCAGCGCTTCGGAGTACGCACGCTCCGACGAGAGCGCAGCTTGCTGCCGTGCGTCGTCGACCGCCTTGACCTGGGCGGCGGCTTCCTCGGCCGCCTTGCGCGCCTCCGCCGTCATGCCGGTCTGTTCTTCCAGCAACTGCTCGCGGTACTTCTTGAACGCTGTCAGCCGCTCGCTGATCTGCGCGTCGGACATGAACAAGTCGACCATGCCGAAGCCGTCTTCGGCGGCCTGCAGCTTCTGGATCTCCTTGTTCACCCTGTCGAGCTCGGTGACGTTTCCGGTCACCCGCGCAGCCAGGTAGCCCAGATCCTCACCAAAGCCGGAGAACAGCGAGCCACCTTGAGCCGCTGCGGCAGCCAGGCGCACCAGGGCGCTGGCCAGCGTGGTCAGGTTGCCCTGGATCGTCGGGTCGGCCAGCACCTCCTTCAGTTCCTTCAGAGACTCGATCAGCGGGCCGGTGTCCGCCTGGCCGACGCCGCGGCGGATGGTGTCTTCGATCGCCGTCCATTCCTTCGAGACGGAGTCACCGAACGAGGCGAGTTCGCTCTGCAGCTTGGGCAACTGTCCGATCAGCGCGTCGGTGACCACTGCCGCCGTCAGCTTGCCCTCCGCTGCTAGCGCCTTAAGTGCCGAGGTCGGCACACCGATGCCATCAGCCAGAGCCTGCATCAGGCGTGGCGCCTGTTCGGCCACGCTGTTGAACTCGTCCCCGCGCAGCGCGCCAGCACCCAGCGCCTGGCCGAACTGGACCACCCCGTTCTCAGCCTCGACCGCAGAGGCGCCCGACACGCGGAACGACGCCGACACGGCCTCGGTGACCTTGAGGATATCCTGCTGGGTGCGGCCCGCTTCCTTGAGGGGGCGACTGATCCGCCCGTACAGCGTAACCAGCGCCTCAACCGGCTGGCCGGTGTTGTAGGCGATGCGCTGCAACTCCTCGAGGGCGGTGTTGAACTCTTCCTGAGATCCGGTCGCCAGCCGCAGGCGGGCGTTCATTGCCTGGTAGGCGTCGGCGGTGTTCGCTACCGCCTTCACCCCGGCGGCGAGCGCGCTGAACGTGAGATAGCCTGCGAGCAACTTGCCGCTGGCGGCCAACGCCTTGTTCGTCACGTTGAGGTCGCGATTCACCTCGTTGAACATCTGCCGGGTGCGGTTTACCCCCTCGACGATCAGTTGCGTGGTCACTCTACCGGCCATGGTCGAACTCCTGCAGGAACTGTTTAAACCCCTTCAGGGGTGCGCGTGCTGCGCGGCGAAGCAGCAGGTGATCGCGCCGGTCCTGCTTGACCTGGGCGCCAACCTGCTCGATGAACACCTCGATCTGTTGAAGCGTCATGCGCGAAACCTCATCGAGACTGAAGCCCGCGCGAACCAGGCTGGTTACTGCTGCTGCCCAACCAGCGTTGCCAGCGTCGTCACTGCCGCTTGCTGGGCGCGGGCGAAAAAAGCGGCGTTGACCCGAATCACCTGCATGACGATCTGCATCGCTACGTCGACAGGCAGGCGATACACGCGCCAGCGGCTGAGGTTCGTGGTCCTGCGCAGGATCTTCCGCAGCTTGGCCGAGCCGGCCTTGCCGAACTGCAGGATGGCGGGAACGGTGCCGTCGCTCAGCACCTTGAGCAGGTCACTGGCGATATCCCCGAACAACTCGAAGTCGGCGAGGCGGACGTGCCGCACGATCACCGGCGCGCCGTTGACGTAGATGGTTTCAGGTTCGGGAAACAGGATTCCAAGGTCAGACATGGGCCACCCAAATGAAAAGGCCCGCCATCAGGGCGGGCCAGGTTGATCTACGGCCATCAAGCCGCATCGGTGTTCTGGACTTCCCAGGTCCAGATCGCAGCCTCGCCGACGTCGTAGATGTTCGGGTCGGCCAGAAGGCGGATCTGCACAGGGATCACACCGAACTCGGCGCCCTGGTTCAGCGGCAGGCCGCCGTTCAGGCTGATCCGCGCGTAGAAGCAGTTGATCCGACGCTTCTCACCGTCGCCAGCTTCGTTGGTCTGCTCGAACATCACCCGGTAGAACTTGCGGCCGGTGGTGAACGGCTTCACCAGGTCGACAGTCGGGTAGGTGTAGCTGACCTCGATCGGCAAACGCTTCAACCCACCATCCGGCGGAGCAGCGGTGGCATTGATCGCGTCGGCCAGCGTGCCGCCCGGCAGAGGACGGATGCCGCCTGGGGTGACGGCGTAGTCAACGCCGCGCACATAGGTCGGCGTGCCGCCGGCTCCGGTGACGCTGCTGACCTCAAGGGGAATGTGCGCCAGGCGGATGATGCGATCGACATAGGCGTCATGCACCTCTTCGGAGACGGTCCCCGATGGCACACGCTCAACAGAGCCGTAGAGGATCACCGCGGCGGCGCGCGGGGAAAAGTTGACGGCCTCGCCGGTGATGTTGATCGCCGTGATGGACGTTACGCCGTCGAGTTCAGGTAGGCCGAGGCGCGTCGGGTCGGGGATGGTGATCTCGGTCGACTCCGGCTCGGCGCTGGTCGTTTGCAGCTTGAACAGCTCCTCGTACACAGACGACGGATACGGTGCGACCGACGTCGGGCCGCGGAACAGTTGGGTGTAGAGCATCGTTTTCTCCTCGGCCTGGCCGATCAGTTGTAGGTTTCGACGTAGATCACGCCAATGGTTGCGGTCAGGGTGTGGAAGTTGCGACCAGCCTCGGCAAACTGCGGCACCGCCTCGTCGATATCCTCCACAAGCCCAGGGAACTTGCGCTCCGGCTGGTCTTCTCCGAAGCCAAGGGCGCGCAGAATGTCGACGTGGACGTCATCGAGTTCGTGTTCCTCCGCCGATCGCGGGAATACAACCTCGACTTCGAACGTGCGGAGCCTGGTCGCTTGGCGTACCGCCGTTCCGGTCCGCGCGTCGTTCGCGACTCGCACAAGGGCGTAAGGCCCGCTGGCTTTGTCCGGCACTCGATCTGTCGGCCCGTAAACTGCCCGTAGGTCCGTCAGGTAGCCGTTTACCGGGCGAATCTCGCCCAGGCGGGCCCGCAGGTCGCGTGTGACCTGGCTCGCTTTCGTTCGCATGGTTGGTTTTCCTCAGACGGCCTTTTCGAGCTCGCGGCGGATGCGCCGCTCGAACTCTTGGCGCAGAAACGCATTGGTCCAGCGGATGGTCTTCGCCGTAGTCAGCAGCCGGAACCAGTACGCCACCGACGGGCCTTGTGCTTCCTGCAGGGCGCGCCGATAGGTGTAGCTGGTGACATTGGGCGAACGGCCCCGCGCCGTCCTGGCCCGCTGACTGCGGGTAGACAACGGCCGCTGCAGCCGCCCCGATGGGTTGACGAAGCCTGCGGCAACTTTCCGACCGTTCGGGCCGACGACATAAATCCTCGCCCGCGTCGAGTTGATTGGCTCGAAGATCCAGCGCCGGTATGCCGTGACGTTGACGCCAGACGACGACGGAATAAGCCTCGCGTTCATCCGACCCGCCCTCGCGCGCTTGATCACGATCCGACGGTTAGCGAAGGCACTGGTGAACGCGGGCCGCATCGGTTCGTTGTAGCGCTGCTTCCTCGTCTGCGTCGCCGTGGTATTCAGCGCGCCGCGCATTACTGGATCAACGCGGCGGCCGGCTTCCCGGAGGCGCGCTTGCGCCTGCTCGACGCCGACCAGCCTGATCGGCGCCCTCATTGCACACGCTCCAGCCAGATCCCGCGGACAATGCCGTCGTCGGTGCCGTCGGCGTAGTCGACGACGTAGTAGCGCACTCGATCCACCTCAAGCAGATCGCCCACCTGCACCCTCCCCGTCTCGATCAGCGCAACCTCGGCGCGGATCCTGTAAGCCGTCGCCTGGCCGTTCTCGTCCAGCCAGGGCGCATCGTAGTTCAGAAACACCCGGCAGTTTCGCGGCGGCGCGCCATCTGGCCGGAATGTCGCCGGCTCGCCGATCAGCTCTGTTGCGGTGATCGCCAGTTCGGCCCGACGGCCAGTGAAGTCGCGGGCGCTGTCGATGTGGAAGAGGCGCCCATCGGCGCGCAGGTAGCGTCCTTGCCGAATGCGCTCGTCCCACCAGGCCCGAACCTCAACCTTCGCCGGGTTCCGCAGCCCACCCGGAAACGGCGGCTCCGCGTTCTCCTTGGTCTGAATGCCGCACCAGATCCAGTCGATGCATCGCGGCGCCAGGTCTTCGTCAAGCACCAGCAGATCCGCCGGCGTGTCGAGCCGTCCTGCACGCATCGCTACCCCCTACTTCTCTTCGGCCTGGGTTGAACCCTTGGGCGATTTGGCAGGGGCCTTGCGCGACCGCGGGTCGAGGGCTTCGCCATTCGCTACCAGGCGCTCACCGTCCTCGGGCGTGGTGTCGAACGGCTCGCCAGGCTGGACCAGGCGGCCGCCGCGATAGAGCGGCTGTATCGCTTTGAATTGCATGGTTCTCTCCTTTCTCGGTTTGCCCTAGCGCAAGTTCATCCAGCGGTAGGGCTCCCAGAGGTATTGGGTAGCCATCGGAAGCTCAGATGTGATGGTGCCGATCACTGCCGATTCGCGGTTGGAATACCAGTGGGCGATCAGCAGCAGCGCGCCGCGGCGAATGGAACCCGTCATGCGGATGGCATTCCCGACCGGCTCGGGAAGAGGTTCTCCAGGACCAATTAACGTTCGATTGGTACGCGCATTGAACGCATCCACAGAGTCAGCGACCAAGTCCTGGATGTACTGATCGTCCTGGGAGTGGCGCACCCGCAGATGCGCCTTGACCTCCTCGACATCAATCATCCTTACCACCCTCGCCGAGGGACTTGTCCTTGCTGCGCGTGGCGCGCGGTGGCTTGTCCGCCTTCCCATCCACACGGCTTGCGACCTTCAGTTGCTCCACGGCCACCAACGCACAGCGGTCGGAAACCTCCTGCTCGCCGACGTCCACGGTTATGACCACGTTGCCGTCTGGAGAGAACGGAAACGCCTTTTCGACCAGAATCTTGGGCATTGCAGTGTCCTCCAGGGAGGGGCCGACCAGCGCCGGCCCACCCAGGTTACGGGGCCGAGAGGGTCAGCACCTTCACCGCCTGGGAGTCGACGAGCATGCCGCCGACGCGCTTGGTGGTGTAGAAGCCCACGTAGGGCTTGTTGGTGTAGGGGTCACGCAGCACCCGAGTGCCGATACGATCCACCACGGTATAAGCACGCTTGAAGTCGCCGAACAGCACCGCGTTGGCGTCAGCCGCGATATCAGCCACGTCCTCGTTCTCTACGATGCCGTAGCCCAACAGAGTGGACGGCTGGCCGGCCTCCAGGCCGGGGCGCCACAGGTAGTTGCCTTCGCTGTCCTTGAGCTTGCGGACATAGGCCACCGACAGGTTGGTCATCATCCAGCGACCATTGCTGCGATAGCCGGCCTTGACCGCGTGCACCAGGTCGATCAGGTTGTCGCCGTTGAAAGTGCCGGCGGTCCCGCTGAGCAGTTGCTGCAAGGTGCCGTAAGGGCGGGCATCATCGGCAGCGGCTGCCAGCGGATACGCCAGTAGCCCCTTCGGCTTGTTGACGCCATCGCCGGTCAGGAAAGCCGCGCCCTCCTTCTCGGAGAACTCGCGACCCACTTCGCTGTTCAGCCAGCCCTCGGCATCGAAGAACATGTCGTCGAGACTGGTCTGGGTAGCCTGCGGGTTGGCATAGATCTCGCCCATGAAAGCGCTGATCTGGGCCAGGGTCGGAGTTCCGGTCTCCGGGCGCGGCGCGGTTTCACCAACCCACCCAGAGCCTGCGCCGCCCAGGTTCACCAGGCGCTTGTAGTCCGGGGTGCCGACGGTGATCTGGTTGCAGACCTGGCGCATCGGCGACTCATCGCGCAGCAACTCGATGATGTTGCGGTCGAGTTCCTCCGGGACCGCGTAGCCACCGTCAGCCTCGACGCCGATCTGCAACGCCTTGGCCTGCAGTTCGCCCAGGCCGGTATCGATGCCCTTGCGCACGAACTGCATGAAGGCGGCCTTGTGCTCGCTCGCGGCCTTGGTGCCGGTGCCATCCGGGCGCTTCATCCCGGCCAGCTCCTTCTCCAGCGCCGACTTCATGTCGTCCAACCGGCCCAACTTCTCGTTGAGGGTTTCGACCTGCTCGACCAGCTTGCCCTTCTCGGCCTCCAGGGCCTCGACGCGCTTGTCGTTCTTCTGCTTGAACTCGTCGAACTTGGCGCCGAGTTCTTCGGCAACCTGTTTTACATCTTGGATATCAGCGGGCATGGGGTTCTCCTCACATGCGATTAATCAGGGATTTCAGGGAGTCGAGCGCGGCGCCAGCATCCGCATCACGCGGGCAGGCAGCGCTGTAGCCTTTGGCCATGAAGGCCTTGGCCTGGGAGCCAGAGAACCCAACCTCGCGCAGGGCTCGCTCCACTTTGCTCGGCGGCGGCATCTCGCCGCGCGCCAGCAGGGTTTTCACATCGGAGATACGGGCCTCATCGTTGGCCGGGAAGGTGACCAGCGATACCTCCCAGAGGTCGATAGCCTTCAGCAGCCAGATGCCCTTCTCCTTGTCGTACTCGTAGTCATCGAGCATGTAGCCGATCGACAGGCCGGAGAGGCTGCCGGCCTTCATGTGTGCGTGAGCGCGCTTCGCAAGGGGGTCGTCATCGATCAACAAGCGGCCCTTCACATACAAGCCGTTTTCGTCTTCACGCATCTCGGTGTAGGGCCCGAGCGGCTCGGCGCTGTCGTGCTGCCAAAGCATCGCGGGCAAGCGCCCCTTTTCCTTCCAGCGAGCCAGCGAGGCCTCGAAGGCTCCTCGAACAACCACGTCGCCGTAGCTGTCGACGACGCCAAACACTGAGCCATAGCCCTCGAACTCGCCGGCATCGTTGACTGCCTTCAGCGTCAGCGGCACATCAAGGCGTTGTTTTGTCAGCATCGAGTGCCTCCGGATTGGTGGTCATGTTGGTCGGGGTCAGGTAGATATCGCCGCCAGGACGGGGGTTGAGGTCTTCCAGTTCGCGGCAGTCATTGGGGCTCAGAATCCCCCACTGGATCCCCTTGCCGTATGAGGTGTATCGCCCGTTGAGGTCGCCCCTCATCAGCGCGCCGGCATTGAACTTGCCGAAGTGCGATTTTCTGTCCTTCTCGCTGAGCAGGCCGACGCGGATGCGTGACTCGACCCGGGTCAGGATTGGCACGAGCGCATAGTTCACGAAGCTCATGCCCATGTGCTCGATATTGTTCAGCGTCATCTTTTCGAGGTTCGCCACCAGGTGAGGCGGGACGCGGAACAGACCGCACAACTGCGCCTCGGTCATCTTTCGCGACTCGATGAACTGCGTGTCCTGGGCGTTTAGGCTGATCGGCTTCCAATCAAGTCCCATCTCCAGAATCATGGGTTTGTAGGCGTTGGCCGTGCCCATGTGCTCGCTCTGGAACTGCTCAGAGAGGCGAGTGAAAGCTTCGTCCGTCAGTGTCTGGTCGGTCTTCAGAACGCCTGACGTTACGGCACCATTCGAGAAGAGCTTGGACGCGTGCCGCTCCATTGCCTGCCCCAGGCCGATAGCCTGGCGGGCGTAAGCGATGGGGTTCAGACCATTTAGGCCATCAAGGGTGAACAGCCGGACATGCCATATATCGTCCTGAGTCAGCGTCCTTGTTCCACTCTTGAAATTGACCTGGTACTCCACTGTCCAGTCGTCGTTGAGCTTCGGAGTGACGGCTTCCGGGTTGATCGGCAACAGCTCTACCACGTTGCCCAAGGCCTGGACCTTGTAGGCATAGAAGTTACCGCGCAAGCACAGGCAGACAACGAGGAGTTCCCAGAACTCCTGGGCAGTCATGTAGCCATTGGGCGCCACCGCCAGTACGTCATACAGCCGATGGCTTACGGCCGGAAGGCGCTCGCGCTCCGTCTGCTTGTACAGACGGCAGGGCAACATTCCGACCGACTCCGCCAGCACCCGCACGCAGTTGAAAACCACGGTCTGTTGCATCGCGGTGGTGGTGGTGACCCGCTGCCCCGACTCCGTCTCATACGCGACACCCAGCACCTGCGCCAGCTTTTCGGGCGTATCGATGATCAACGGGTCGGAGCCCTTGCCGAACCATCGGCCCAGCTTCTTCAAAATTCCCATCAGAGCTTCCTGATACCGTGTTTCACGATGTGGTCGGAGAGGGTTTCTTCCGGCGGCTCCTGCGCAACGACACGCCCGATCGCCATGATCAGCGCCACAGCACCGTCGATCTTGTTGTCCTCGCCTTGCTTGATCGGGCGAACGACGTCGTCATTGCCCGGCAGGAACTTCCCGATCACGTTCCCTATGCACCAGGTCATGATCGGGTTGCCGTCGTGGTGGAACCGGCCTGAGGCGATAGCCGCTTCGAGCTCCTTCATGGGGGAGCTCATGTTGGTGTAGTTCTGGGTGATGACCACTGGGGTCAGCCCTTCGTCGTCCAGTTCGTGGCTCATGCCAGTCGCGCCGAACGGGTCAATCGGACTCTCACGAACAGGGTTAGCCTCGTTCGCCTCCAGCGCTTCGGCGAGGATTTCGCGGTAGTCCACCTCTGCGCCGGCGGTTGCGTACAGGTGGCCGGTGTTGAGCCAGGCCTGGAACCGCTCGGCCATCCGCTTGTTGTCTTCGTCGTAGACCCGATCCTCTGGCACCCAGAAGCGAGGCGACACGCAGTAGTAGTGCCGCCGGCCGTCGATATCCCTCCAGAACAACCGCGCCATGCTGTTCATGTCGAGCTTGCGGGCCAGGTCGAAGGACAGGACACACTCCTCGCCGGCGAACTGCTCCAGCGTGAGCGATTTGTCCTCGCAGGCCTTCCACAAGGCCATGTTGAAGAAGCCCGTCTTCGCCGAAACCCAGATGTTCAGGTGCTTCGTCTTGAAGGTGTTCGTGAACCGCGCCGAGCGGATGGCGCGAGCCAACTGGCTCTCCAGATACTCCCGGTAAACCGATACACCAATGTTCGGGTTCGCCTTGGCCAGGTTCTTCGGGTCCGTCCAATCGTCCCCCTCGTCGAGGGTCCAGATCCAAGCGAACAGTTCGTCGTCCGGCACCACGCCCGACAACATCTCGATCGCCTGGCGGCGCTTGTCGTAGCACGGTCCCTCGATGTTCGCGCCGGCCGTGGTGATGATGAACATCAGCGGTTGTCGGCGAGCGCCCATGCCGGTCAGCATCGTGTCGTACTGGCCGGAGTTGTCGTGCTCGTGGAACTCGTCGATCAGCGAACAGGACGGGGAGGAGCCATCACCAGGGTCACCGATGATCGGTTCGAACCGTCCGCCATCGGCGGGGGTGTTCATGTTCGAGGCATTCACCTCGATGCCGGCGGCGGCGATCAGCAGTTCCGAGCGCTTCACCATCAACCGCGCGGGCCGGAAAACCTCCCAGGCCTGCTTCTCGGTGGTAGCGCCGCTGTAGACCTCGGCACCGAACTCGCCATCCGCGACGAACATCGAGATTCCGGTGCCAGCGGCGATCACCGACTTGCCGTTCTTCCGCGGCACCTCCCAGTAGCTTTCACGGAACCGGCGAAAGCCATCAGCCTTTTTCTTCCAGCCAAAGGTCACAGCCAGGCCAAACAACTGCCAGGCCTCAAGCGATATTGTCAGTTGGAGGCGCGCCCATTCCCCCTTCGTGTGGGGAAGAAGCTGGATCAGCTTCAGCTTCTTCTCCGCGGCTTCGGCGTCGAAGTAGAACGGATAATCCCGGCTCCGGCTCTTCTTCAGGTCGGAGAAGTGCCGCTCGATCGCCTGGTGGATATACAGGCAGGCGGGAACCTTCCCCTTCAGGACGGTCTTCGCCCAAGCCATCGCCTTGTCGACGTTAGCGCAGGCGGCCTTTGCCATTGCTTACCTCAGTAGTTCAGCGAAGGGATTCGCCTCCGGCTTCTTGTTGCCTCCGATGAGCCGGGTCCGGCTGGAGGGATCCAGGCCGAGCAGCGAGCCAAACGTCACCATCTGGCGCATCGCTTCGTTGGCGGCGGTGAGCGCGGGGTTCTTCATCGGGCTGCCTTGGGCACTCGTTACTGTGATTCCCGAGCTCTGCACTTCCTCCTCAGCCATGCGCCACTTGTCGTACGCAACGCAGAACGCCTCGACGTTGTGCATGTCGGTAATGGCCAGCACGCCGGCACCGAGTAACTCCGGCACGATCATCGACCACATCTCCGCAGCGCGAGGCCGAAGGTGGCCCGGCGCATCGATATCGGTCACATCCGAAAACTTGGGTTCGTCCTTGTTCAGCGCCCGCTTGCCGGGGTTTCCGGCGAGCGCCTTCTTGGCTGTCGGCTTGGGCTTCCGGCCCCGGCCGGCCACTCTGGCGACGCCTGCCATCGGGCAACTCCTGATTTTTTAATTTCGCGGGCGCGTAAATCCGGTTCCCCCCGTCGTTCGGGAGGTTGGCCGCCAGAACTTTCAGCCACCCCCCTCCCCTGGGCGGTTCAATGCACCAATTCGGGGCATCCTCGGGGCGCCAGGATCCGCACCGTTCTCGATCCGTCCTACGCGCTCGCCTACGCGGTTGTGGCACGCCCGACACAGGGCGCGCAGGTTCGACCAGACCAGGCTCAGTTCGGGGTGAGTCTTACGCGCCTTGATGTGGTCGGTGATCTGGCTCGGAGCTTCGTCACACTCCTCGCAGATCGGGTGCAGCCTTCGATATCGGGCGGCGAGCCGCTTCCAGCGCTCGGTCTTGTAGAACCCATCGGACTCATCCCGACGCTGGTTGTAGCGAGCGTGAACGGCCTGCAGGTGCTTCTCCCGCTGCTGCTGGGCCAGCACCGCATGCTTCTCGCAATGCGAACCTTGCCGGATCAGCACGTTGCATCCTGGGTACGCGCAGGGCTTAGCTGGTCGTCTCGGCATGGATCACTCCTGTCGCTCGATGCAGTCCAGCACCTGTACCGCGCACGCTGTCAACGCAGCCTCAACGGCATCGATCGCCGCGGTTGCGTCCTCACCGTTCGCCAGCGGAGGGCGGCCTGGGAGCCGACACGGCGTCAGCGGACACTTGGCCTGCTGCGCGGTAGGCGCTGGGGTCAGTGGTTTCGGGGCGGGCGTACATCCGGCCAAGGCCAGCAGGGATGCCAGCACGCAGCCAGTCGCGAACAGCCTGGTCATTCTCTTTCAACTCCCGTAACGCCGCAGCGTGGCTCGTGCCCTGTATCTCCAAGGCCTGGCCGAGCTGGCGGGTTTGCCGTTCGATGTCGGCGACGCGGCCGAGTTGGCGTTGCTGTTCAGCGAGGACGCCGGCCTGTAGGTCAATCAGTTGCTGGTTGCGGTCACGCTCCTGCGCCGCGACGTCAGCACGCTCCCGCTCTGCGGTCACTTGCAGGCTCAAGCGGTCCATCCGCCACATCATCCCCATCGCAACGAGCGCGACGATCAACCATGGAACCCACCTCATCACGCACCAGCCAGGGCAGCCCGCGCCCAATCGAGGCGAGCCGCACGGTCGTCTGCGCCGTTGTGGCCGCCGTTGATCTTCAGCGTGATCCGCTCGAATCGGCCTTGGTCAGCCAGGTCGTTTAAACCCCGCGACCTCCACCACCACCCCGAGGCGATTGCTGCCCAGGTCCGTTGCTCCAGCAGTTCCGGTTGCGCCACCAGTGGCAGCGCCAGGGCGCGGGCCGCTTCGGCGTAGTTGTCGTGGCCCGTAATCATGATCAGGCCGCGTCCCCGGTATAGATACCCATCGCCCGTATCCGGTGAGCCGTTGCCCATCCGGCTTGCGTAGACGCGGTTCGCGATGCGCTCTGGCTGGCGGGCGTACTGCCGCGCCTCGGCCGGCGTGAACCGCTTCGGCCAGGTCTTGAGCAAGCCCTCGGCTGAGTAGTTCAGGTTCTCGACCAGGCACTTGAGGCTCTGGCTTTCGTGCCCGACCTGAGCCAGGAACATCGCCACGCGCTCGGGCGTGTTGATCTCGAACCGAGCCATGGCACCGTTGAGGTGCTCCAGCCAGATCGTTGCAGTCGCAGCACCGCACCCGGTAGCGCGGTCGAGTTGATCGGCGGTGATCTTCATTCGCCAGCCCCTCGGCGCGGCAGCTTGATCCCTGCGTAGCGGTCGGCCAGGTCGCGGATCTTCTCCACGCCCAGGAAGCCGATCCAGCCACCAATGAAGGTGGCCATACTCTGCGGCACGCCGAAGAACTCGAAGCCGCTGATGATTGTCAGCGCCAGCCCACCGCACAGCGCGCCCTCCAAGAGAGCCTGCCGGCGAGTGCCGCCGCCGTAGATAATCCTGGCCATAGCCATGGCCCACGACAGCAGGGAGGCGTAGATGATCGGCGCATGCTGGCTCAGCCAGGCGAGCAGGGCCGCCCAAGTGTCGGGTTTGTCAGGCATCTTCATCGTCTCGATTCCCCTCGCCGGGGCGGAAATGAAAAGCCCAGCTCGAAGGCTGGGCCGGGAATGGGTGCAGGTACGGCCTTTCAAGGGGACCGCGCGCCCCGCAGCGCAATGCGCCACCTGCAAGAAGGTGGAAACAAAAAGCCCCGCTATAGCGGGGCTTGTGGCCTTTCATCCTATCTCTGCTAGCTGGGCTTTACAGCGCAGGCCGGCTCTTTGGGATCTTTTTCCTGACAACTCCAGCCAGATGGCTTGAAGGTAATCCTCCACGCAGCCTTATCAAGGCTCTCGCCTCCATAAAAGCCCGAATCGTAAACCTTGCCCGTTGCAGCAGGAGCTTCCGGCGCGGTCCCATTCGATACGAATCGAACGCACCCTGACTCGACAGACGACTTCCAAGCACCTACTGCGTGAATGTGCTTATACCGGCTTTCCTTCAGCAATACCGACTTGTCGGATGCTTTTCGTACAACATAACCGTCAGTCCATCCACCGCTTTCAGCACAAACTTCAACAGTTGATTTGCTGGACATTGCGTACGCTCGCGCAAATTCCAGATGCTTTTGAAAAACCTCTTTCCCCGCAAGGTGATTGTTGCCCTCTTGCATAGCTTTAAAGCTGGGGATCGCCATGAACGCCAATATGGCAAGAAGCACCACAATGACCATCAGTTCGATGAGGGTAAAACCGCGCGCCTTGGAGCCCATTCCAACTACCTCCCTAGATAGCGCAACTGTAGCACCGGGACCGCTTAGGCACATTAGCGTTTCCAAACCTGCATGATCGGCTTCACAAGAAGCCGACAGTTTTGTCAGGTCGTTAGCCTGGAGCGAGAAAAAGTAGCATCGGGAATACTACATTTTTGTTGTATAACAACAAATTTGTTGTATAATGGACCCATCCAAACAACAGAGACGAGGTGATGAAGTTCAGCGAATTCAGACGATGGTTGAAGGCCCAAGGGGTGACCTTCGAAGCCGGCAAGGGAAGCCACTTCAAGATCACCGCCCCGAACGGCAAACAGACCACCTTCGCGGACCACGGATCTAAGGAAATGCCAGAACCGACCCGCAAGGCGATCATCAAGCAACTGGGGCTCAAATGAGCCCCCTCGCCTGCAAGCGCTGAACGATCACCCCGGAGGAGTGACCATGTACGACTATGCAATCCGTTTCGAACAGGACGATAGCGCTCCTGGCGTTGCCGTTTTCTGCAGAGACTTGCCGGAACTGAACAGCTACGGCGACGATAAGACCCATGCAATCAGCGAGGCGCTTGACGCCATCGGGACGACCCTGTCGCTCTACATTGACGCGCGAAAATCGATCCCGGAAGCCACTCCACCAGAGGAAGGCGAGCATGTCGTCCACCTGCCAGCCGTCACGGTGGCGAAGATCGCGCTGTGGAACGAGATGATGAAGCGCGGAATGCGCAAGTCCGACCTGTGCAGGCTCTTGGGCATCGCCCAAACCCAGGGCGATCGCCTGGTGGACTTCTTGCACCACACAAAAATGGACGCCGTGGAGAGCGCCCTACTGGCACTTGGCATCCGGCTTCGTCAATCAATTGAGGTCAGGTTTGACGAGGTGAAACTTTACCTCGAGCGTGACACTACGGTGGTCTTATCAGAGGCATGGTGCGAACTGAACGCATCCTGCAAAGACGAAGCTGGAAATTATCGTGGATGGTTAAGCCTTCCAAGCCAGACATCCCCCCAGCGGCAAACAATCAAAGGGATGGAGGCTCATCGATTCGCCTCCCACTGTCACCTCAGCATATCGGTAGATGATGATAGGCCTGGCGAAGCACCTTTCGAATCGCAGGGGCGAATTCACTTGCCAGTGACGTTCTACTCAGTAGAAGTAAAGTAGTGAACGAAAAAGCCCAGCTCGAAGGCTGGGCTTTTTTCTATGGCGTTCCGCTCTGCGGCAGTTCGCCTAAGCGGCAAAACCGCAATGTATGACGAAAGGTACAGGGCGCGATTATCACTGTCAATACGTCCAGCCTGTACATTTTTTCAGGCAGCCTTTTTATCCTCCATCACGAAGCACGCCAGCAGAGCCGACAGGCCCGCTCGAACCAGCATGCGCGCGTCCGCGTAGCTGATCCCCATCCGGTCCTGGATATCTCGATACGACATGCCATGGATGAAGTAGAGGATCAGGCTGCGAATGGCATCCGGGTCTTCGTCGTAGAGACGTGCGAGAAACCGGTCTACTTGCAACGCCCGATCATCACTGATGCAGGGGAGCACAGCAGCAAACCGTTTTTCGTTCGCCGGGTTCCGTTTCATCAGCGCCAGCATGGGCGAAGAGCCGCGAGGCGTCCCATTGTCGGACCAAACCCACAGCCCGTATTGCTCCATCAGAAATTCCAACGCCTTGATGTTCATTTCAGTCGCCTCTGAAGTGGGAGCCGCCGGCGCCCCTCTGGTTGATCTCTTCCCGCGCCAGCCTGCTCGCCTGGCGTCGCTGCTCCTCCAGCAGCCGCTTTACCCACATCCGCAGTTGCACCACTGCATCCCGCTGCTCAAGCGCCAGCCCCGTCACGCCATCGACGAACCCCGCTGCTCCACAAGCGGCGCAATCGATCTCGTGGAACACGCCACGGCTGTACCCTTTTCCGTGGCAAACGGGACACTGAGCGAGCAGGCGTGGCTTGGTCGTCAGATCTGGACCATGTGTCTTTTTCATGCCAGCGCCTCGATGGTGACCAGAACCTCGCCCCCAGCTATCACCTCCCCTCGAACAATCCGCAGGTCATCCACCAGGCCGTCGTCATCCCAGGCGCCAGCCTTGGTCAACGAGTCAAGGAGCCCCTTGAGTAGATTGTCGAGATCGCGCTTTCGCCGATCTGGCGGGGATGCATGGATAACAACCCGAACAGGCCCGGCCGTCCTCCTGATGCCTTGCGCAAGGCAGTGCTGCAACACCGATCGGCGATAACTCCTGCCGCGCTCGCTGATCAGCGTTCCGGACTGCGTGTTCCGGTAGTAGGTGTTGTTGCTGGGCGGCCAGGGAAGGCGAATCGAGATCATGCTTCCACCTCGCCACCGTCCAGCCATGCGAGGAACCCCGCCGGTATGTCGTGCCCCTCCTCCGCCAAGATCGAGGCGCATTTCGAAAGCAGGTCCGATTGGGTTCCGTACTCAGCCTCAAAGCGCACCTTGTACGGGTGAACGGCGACCCCGGTGAAGCCCGCACCGCCGTAGCCGTTTTGATGATGCCCAGCGCACAGCGGCAGCACATACCAATGCGCATGGGGCTTCGTCCTGCCGTCAACGTGGTGAATGCTGCAATAGGTGTTCACGATCCCCATGGACACCCGACATGCGATGCACCCCACATGGCGCGCCAGCAGGTCGTGCCAGCGCTTCTGCTCCGAAGTAACGGCCCGACCCTTCACGCGACCTCCCGCGGATACATGATCTGGTGGTGCCGCTCGCAAACATCCTGAGCCTCTTTCGCCGACGCAACCGGGGCGCAAATGAATTCACCTTGAACGCTCGCCCGGTAGTGAGCCTCCCCGGCCACCAGTTGTTTGCAAACCTTGTAGGGCGGGGAGCTGTCGCTAACCGCCAGATAATCGTTGAGCGCCTTCCACTTCATGAACGGGACTCCTGTAGCTGTTGAATGGCCTCGTTGTGCCGGTTGATTCGTTCGTTGAGATCGGCGCGCCGCCTGGCGGCTTCGTCCTTCTCTTTCTGCTCGCGCTGAGCGCGGTGTGCGGCGAGACTTGCCTTGAGCTTCGCCATGTTTTCCGCGAACCCCTTCGGCGCCTTCGTGAGCTCGGCAGGGGCATTGCCAGTGAGCAGCCCGGAGATCGCCTGTCCTGCATCTGTTGGAGCCGGCAGTTGGAGCACCACAGCCCCCTCCAGGCGCGCCACCTCGGAGGCCGGCAGTCGGTTGAGCGCTGCGGCTTTCTGTATCCCTGCCTGACGCCCTGACTCGTCGTGACCAAGGGATACGCGCCACTCAACAGGAAGCGCCTCGCGCCGGGAGCGAGACACTGCGCGCTCATAGGCCGATATGAACGCCATCCTGGCGCCCACCTTGTCCCTCGCATCCAGGATCGGCGCGGCGATGGTGAGTGCCTCCTGGATCTCCGGAGTGATGACCACCGTTGCACGCTCGTCAGATGCTTCCAGCGCCAGCGCCCAGGCCTCATTCGGTTCAGGACGTCCATCGACCGCCTGCACACGCTGCAGGATGGCGGCGAGGGTGAGTTTTCCGGTCAGCTCTCGGCGGCACGCCTGCAGAGCGCTACGGATCGCATCCCCCGGATAATCCGCGAGATCCTTGGCCATCAGCTTCGCGGCATTGGCGCTCATCTCCTGACCAAGCGTTTCGGCAGTTGCTACCAGCGCGGCGGCCAGGTCAGCCTGTTCGTCAGAGGAAAGCATTGGCACGGCCCTCCTCTCGGATGCTCTCCGCAGCCTCCTTCGCGGCGTTCAGGTTCGCCTGAGTGCGCTCCAGTTGCCGAGCCGTGGTCCCGTTCATCTGCCGGTCAGTCGCCCACTGGGTGCGATACGACTCCGCCTTGGCCAGCAGCGAGCCCAGGTCGTGACAGTTGCGGATCAGGTAGGCGTCGTTGATGCCGACGAAATACGCGGCCACCGCTGGAGCCTCCTCAGCGCCCAAGCGCTTCAGCAGGTCACGAACCTGACCGTTGACCTTCGAGTTTCGCACCGGATGGGTTCCGTACCGGTGCTGGTACGCCGCCGCATACGCCGACCAGATCGCTCGGCATGCCTGTTGCCGATCACGCTCCGCATCGGGCTGGCCGGAATCGGCCGGCAAAAGGTTCCGTGATGGTTCCCTTGTAGGTTCTATTACGGTTCTGGGTGCAGCATCTGCGGGGGTGGGGTGAATCTCCTGCGGGGGTGGGGGTGCAGCATCTGCGGGGGTGGGTGCAGATGCTGCGGGGGTGCATTTCCTGCGGGGGTGAACCTTCTGCGGGGGTGCAAATGCTGCGGGGCTTACGGTGAACATCGTCGAGCGCCCCTGGCGCGCTTCAATGCTCAGCGCCTTGCACTCGTTCAGCACCTTGATGGCCTGCTGCACGGCACGTTCGGACAGACAGGTGCGCTCGGCGATCTTCGCCACCGAAGGCCAGCACACGCCCTCGTCGTTCGCGTTGTCCGCCAGGCTGATCAGCACAGCCTTCTGCGCCGGCGTCAGGCCCTGGAGTGGCCAGCAGGCCGACATGATGATCGTGCTCACAAGCGCGCCCTCCGCGACACTTTCTTGCGAATCGCTATTTCGTGTCGAGACACGCTCTCTTGTTGGATGGTGGATACCTGTGTCATATTCGGCCCCGTTGGATGTTCGGCACCGCCTACTGGTGCCTCCTCAGAAAGCCCGGTTGCCCCCGGGCTTTTTGCTGTCTGCTCTACTGGATGCCTGAACAGGGGTCGCAGCCGACTACGCAGCGCCAGCCCCCTCTCCGTAACATCTGCTACGTGCTATGCCGCACTCCGACCCCGAGGCCTTGCTGGCGCGTCGTAGAGGTCTGGGCGGAGCTGGTGGCGAGTGATTCGAGCGCCAAAGAAGCGCTCAAGATCACGCGCCAGCGCAGCCCCTGGAGTCCGGCCGCAAGCCAGAACCTGCCTGAGGTACGCAACGCTCGTACTGAGCGCCTTCGCAGCGTCATCACGCTCTTGGATGCTGAGCGACTTCCAGAAGGCCCGAAGCGCTTCTGCGTGGGTGCTTTGGGGTGTCTCGACGGCCATAAATGTACCTCCTTGGTACAATCATGGTGAAAAGGTTGTGTACCGTCAAGGTTCTGTACTTTTTAGGTACAGATGATGAAATGGATAGATGATCGATATCACGACAATCCGCCGTGCGAACGCGCTAACACTGGCCGAAAAGGAAGGCGGCACAGTCGCATTCGCTGCTCGCATAGATCGCGAGCCAACCCAGGTGAGCCGCTTGATTGGCTCGAACCCCACCAAGAACATCGGCAACAAGCTGGCTAGGCACATTGAGGAGAAATTCAATATGCCGCGCGGCTGGCTCGACATTCAGCACACCCCGGAACAACACCAGCGGGTGGCTGAGCCGACCGCCGAGTATCGCTCCGGCGGAAATCTGGAGTCCCTATCAGCGTGGTCAGACGGAGACCCGCTCGCGCCGGACGAGGTTGAAATCCCATACTTCGATGAGGTCGAGATAGCGGCGGGCGGTGGGCGAGTGCCTGACCTCGAACTGGCCAAGCGCAAGATTCGATTCCCGAAGGCAACTCTGCGCGAGGCTGCCGTCGACAAGAGCACCTCCGTCTGCGTGAACGTCACAGGCAACAGCATGGAGCCGCTCATTGCAGACGGCTCGATCATCGGCGTCGACCTCTCGGTCAACACGATCGTGGACGGCGAGATCTACGCCCTGAAGCATGACGACCTGCTGCGGGTGAAGTTCGTCTATCGACTGCCTGGCGGCGGCATCCGGTTGCGCAGCTACAACCGGGATGAGTACCCCGATGAGGAGTACACCAGGGATCAGATGCGCGCGGGCGACATCAGTGTAATCGGCTGGGTGTTCTGGTGGTCAGTAATGCGGCGGCGGAAGCACTGAGGCGAAGGGAGGGATGATGCAGAGACGCCGATTGAGAAAATCCGCCGAGCACTCCGGTGCGCTCGATAGGTCCCCCTCCGATGTGCACCACTTGACAGGCGGCGCTTACGCAGCTTGTGTACACATATCGGAGAGGATATAGTGGCTTACCTGATCATGCATCCAGATGCGGAGCAGGACCTGCTACGTATCAAGCGACTTGACCAGTGGGCCTCTGCTCGAATCTACGCCCTTCTCGAGCAGTTGGATAGTGATGAGGATCTTCTGGATAGGCTGTCTCAGCATGGCTTTGAAAAGGATAAACCTCACCAGTTCAATGTCAGTAGATGGGAGGAGGCATGCAGAAATGGACGATATCTTCACAGAATCAAGGTTTGGGATCCAAACGACCATGTTCTTCCTTATCGTATCATTTACGCCCGCATCCTCGTCGAGGATGGCGAGGAGTTTCACATATTAGCCATAGCGGCGCGTGAATGGGATTACGACGTAGAAAGTATTCTTTCAAAGCGAATTTTCCGAGCATATGAAGACATCCAATAAACTTGAAATACAAACCATGGCAGAGGCTGCAACAGATAAAGCTGAGTGCCAAGTATTTGAGTTTAGATTACCTCAAAGTGAGCCAAGAGAGATCAAGAAAGGTAGAAGCTTTTCTGATTTTTCAAAAGAGTTTTCGCTTGGAGAAAATCATGATTCCATACTGGAAGATGCTAGGCGGTGGCTTGGCGAAAAGCTTGAGGAGGCCGGAGAAGATCTGACATTAAGCATGCTGCGTCTAAAGAAAGGACTGAGCCAAGAACAACTTGGAAAGATTGTCGGAACGCAGCAACCAAATGTTGCTAGATTCGAGAAAGGCGCTGGTAGCCCTGGGCTGGATATGATTAGGAAGTGGTGTGCGGCGCTTGACATAGACTTCAACACATTCGAGAAGGCTCACAGCGTTAGTGGTGCGCGTCGAGGTAAGGAATGAGCAGGCAGATTTCAACACTTTACTGTGATGATATTCGTCATGAGCTAGGGAAGAAGGCGTCTTATATTGGCTGCTACTCTGGCACGCTTTATGTTCCACAATTTCCAACAACTCTATCAAAGCTTTGCATATTTCTAAAGGCCACAACGCCAAGCACAGATCCATTTGGAAAGCTTAAAGTTAGAATAGCACTGAACGACAGAGTAATTGGCGAACAAGATGTCGAGACGGATAACGAAGAGGATTCCGAGCCCGATGGAAAGAAGCGCCTTCAAGTGGTGCGCATCCATTTCGTCTTCTCCCCATTTAGAATAAAGCAGGAAGGCATCATCAGGTTAACTCTAACCGACGAGAGAGGAGAGGAATACAGGGATGCCAACTTGAGAATAGAGGTAGCAGAACCAGGGAAGTTCTCTGAACTGATGTAGAGGACTAGCTTGCCCCGCTTTCGCGGGGCTTATCGTTTCCGCCCTACCCCTCCAGTTCCTGCCTATCCCACCTCAGCGTCACGGTGCCGTCGTCGTTGAACACCAGGTCGATACCGTCCGTCTCAGCCAGAACCTCCATCACAGCATCCCACGCTTCCGCCGGATCACTGTCCAGCCGGTGAATCGTCACCATCCCCAGATCCTGCGCCTTCGGTGAATTGATCATCGCGGACACTCGCATCCCCAGGCGATCAGTCGGCGTGACCTCGTACGCCTGCTGCTTCTGCTTCTTGGCCATAAGAACCTCCTCAACTGTACATGCATACAGTATCCGGGCAGTAGGAATCCCTATAAGAGCCAAAAAGGTACAACATGGGTATTGACAGTGTACCTTTTAGCTACTAATTTCAGCTCACCCTATGTACCTTTTTGGTTCAAGGGAGGCCACCGAGCCGATCGCTCTTTCACAACCAGCGCCATGAACGACTACCCGGCACCGCCGGTTAGGTCAGCCCGAGCTGTCTCCTGGCGGGCGAAAGAAATCCAGGGGAAACAACCAAGCCTGCCTCTACGGCGACCGGCGATCCGACAGGCCCGAAAGCCTGCCAACGCGCAGACCACTGCGACGGCGGACGAAGCGAAATGCTGAACCGAGCGAATGACCCGCATGCAGGTACGGAGAAACACCGATTTCACTGGCTGGCCCTCGGTGGAGGGCCAGACGGGAAGTCAACCCGAGGACATTCACGTGAACAAAGAAGAAATCTACGACGAGCAGATCAGCCCGCTGATGAAGAACATCATCAGCGTTTGCCGTGAGCATGGCATTGCAATGATCGCCAGCTTCAATATCGCCCACGACGGTGAAGGCCCGAACGGCGAAGACTGCTCCCTCCTGACCTGCACCTCTCACCTGCCTGATGGTGAAGGCACTTTCGATGAGCGCTTCAGCAAGGCAGCCGGGGTGATTCAGAAAAGTGCACCGCATCACATCGGCATGAACATCACCACGCAGCACGCGGATGGCACTCGGACGCTTACTGCGGTGATCTGATTTCACTGGCTGGCCTTGGCGACAGGGCCAGACGGGAAGTCAACACGCCCTGCCGGTAGCAGGGCATCACCCGCGCCTGCCGGGCTCCCCAACGCAGGCCCGATCCACCTGGCCCCCACCCCAGGCTGTATCGGAGAGTGGTCTAGGTAGCTCAGCGCGGTAGAGCAGCGAGCGCCAGCGGTCATGAACGCGAACGCTCATCCAATGCAGGTAGCGGGTTCGACTCCCGCCCTAGACCACTCCCCCATACAGCTGCATCCCAAACCGTTTAAACGAGATCAGACATGAACAGAGAGGCTTGGCTCAACGCCATGGCCGAGCGGATGTCGCCTCGATTTCTTGAGCTAGGCGCGCCGCTTCAGCCTTATCGAATCTCAATCGGCTTCACCAGCGCAGGCCAGAGAGGAAATGTCGGCGCCGAGGTATGGCACAGCTCGGCATCCGCAGACGGAACCTACGAGATTCTCATCAGCCCAGGCACAGACGACTCCATGCAGGTATCGGCATACCTGGCGCACGAACTCTGCCACATCGCGGCAGGGATCAAAGAGGGCCACAAAGGGCCGTTCGTGAAGCTCATGAAAGCCATCGGCATGACGGGGCCGTTCACCTGCTCAGTGCCGACAAGGCAGTTCGAGGAGTGGGTCAAGCCGTTCATCGACGAACTCGGTCCACTCCCCCACGGAAAGCTCACTTGGCACAGGCCCGGCGCGAGAGAGCGCAGAGAGCCAGCGCAGGGGAAGGTCGCGAGGGGAATACGGGACGGCCTGAGCCAGCCCGAACTCGAAGAGATCATCACCACCGCCAAGAAAAAGCAGTCGACGCGGTTGAAGAAGGTCGAGTGCTCGGAGTGCGGATACGTCGCCAGGGTGACCCAGAAATGGCTCGACAAGTCTGGACCGCCTCACTGTCCGGAGCATGGAGAAATGACTGTCGGGCGAGACGCAAATGATGAACAGGACGAAGAACTCGAAGGGGTAGAAAATGGCGGCTAAATCGTTCAAACAGATGATCAAGGACGGCGACCTGAAGCGCGCAGATGCGATGAAAGCTCGCCTGGAAAACCTTCACGAAGAACCCGGCTTCAACCTGCGCGCCGAGGGCGAAGACCTCGAACAGAGCATTGCGGATCTGGCCGACTACTTGCACCAGGGCGGCATTGTTCCGGCCCTTGAAGTGAGGCCGCGCGAAGAGGGAGGTATGTGGGTTGTCGACGGGCACCGCCGCCGGCGCGCTTACCTCAAGCTTGACGCCGAGGGCCGGCTGCCACGCGACCAGAACGGCGAGTTTTGGGTTCCCATCGTGGCGTTCGCCGGAAACGACGCCGAGCGCGTGCTTCGAGTGATCACCAGTCAGGAGGGACGCAAGCTCTCCTCTCTGGAACTCGCACACGGCTACAAACGGCTCATTGCGTTCGGATGGACCGTCGAACAGATCGCCCAAAAGATGGGGCGCACCCGTCAGCACGTCGACCAGGTACTGGTCGTAGGCAACGCGAATACCGATGTGCAGCAGTTGATCAGTTCCGGCGCAGTCGCGGCGACGACCGCGGCGAAGGTCGTCAGGAAGCACGGCGAGAAGGCCGGCCAAGTGCTAGGCCAGCAGCTCGCGAAGGTCATTGCAGCGGGCGGAACCAAAGTAACCCCCAAGGCGGTAGCCGAGCCAGTCGTGCCGCGCGCCATTCTCGAAGAGTTGCTGAAGCTCAATCGGGAGATCGTCACGGCGTTCCCGACAGCCCTTCGCGCCGGCCTGGCTGAGGGGCCGGAAGCGATCACCCTCACCACCAGGGCATCCCACATCGAGCGATTGATTGAACTGGTCGCGAGGGCCGATGACGCCCTCGGTGAATAGTAGAACGGCGCCAGCGCCAATCGCTGGTAACCACCGGAGGATACAGCCATGTAGCAGATAGCCAGGGACAAACCATAAGGCGGTTTGTAAGTAGGTGCGGGGCGGCGGGCGCCCTGCACCACCCCTCTCTCGACTCCATGCGCCAGCACTCCCCGCGATACCCATCGGCAAACAATCGCGCCGCCGAGTGCTGACCCATGCAGCCAAGGAATCAACCATGCACGCAACCATCAACTGCGGCGGATGGATCGGCCGCACCGGCCTTGGTCTCGCGCCGAGAGAACTCGAAGCCACGGCATGGAGCGCCAGCGAACTGACCGCGAAAGAGGTCGCCCGCCGCATGGGTATCGCCCCAGGGACTGTCGAGAAACGTCTCGACGACGCGAAATTCAAGATGGGCGTGCGCAGCGTGCGCGGGCTGGTCCTCGAAGCGTTCCGCAGAGGAATCATCTCGCCGGCCGTCTTCGTGCTCGCATTCCTCGTCGCCGGCCAGCCACTGCTCAACGATGACGACCACATGAACCGAAATCGCCGGCCAAGCAACGAGCGGCGGCTCACCGAAGCCCGCACCGTGCGGCGCCTCGAAGAAATCACAATCAACGCGTAGGGGAACCATCATGCTGAAGCATCAGGAACAAACCGAAGTTCTCTCCGGCCTGCTCTCCCAGACCGCCCTCGCCCGCCTGGCGTTCGTTCAGCGGCTCATGGCTACTGCGGTGCCGGAACCCTACCAGGTCGTGCCTCAGGGTCGCGGCTTCTTCCACATCATCGAGACCGCTACTGGCGCGGTGCGCGGATTCCGCCGGAATCACAACGAAGCATGCGCCTACGCAGAGCACTTGAAGCGCCAGCAGGCCGACAAGTGACCAGGCGCCGAGCAATTCGAACCGGCGGCATCGGTGCAGCACTGGGTTTCATCGTGCTGGTGTTCACGCTCCCCGCGGCTGTTCGGCAACAGCCACCCAGGACGCCGCCGTCCGCCGCCGCGCCACCAGCTCAGGAGGCCAAGCCGAGAACAGCCTCCTACCGCGCCAGCGCCCCAAGCCAACAAACCTACATCTTCTGACCGGAGCCGAATGGTGATCAGCAAACGCCAGGCCCTGCTCAGGAAGCCATGGCGAGAGCTGACTACCCGAACGACTGACCTCGGCGTCGAGAAGCTTTGCCCTGGCGGCCTGCAGTGGTGGCCACAAGATGAAGAGTTCTTCTCCTTCATCTCCACCAGATGCCACTTCCACAACGAATGCCGCGCATGCAGGGCAGCAGCCCAAGCCAGGCGGCGACAATCGAGGATCGCAGCATGAGCCTGCCAATCAATGCACTGAAGGATGACGAACTGCTGCACTACTCGCAGTTCGATTCAGGGGCGGCCGACGAGCTGGCAAGACGGCTCGCAACGGGCGACCTGCATATAGTCGATGAGCTAAGCGAGCTTGAGGAATACGCCAGGGAGCTGGAAGAAGGGAAAGAAGAGGCAGACGACGACCTTGAGGTTGAGCGGGCAAAGTGCCGCGATGCGATCGCCGTTCTCGAAGCCACAGTGCAGTTTAAGCCAGAGACGGTAGACGACGCGCTGCATGCAATCAGGTCGGCGATAGAAATTCTGGAGGGCTGATGGCCAAGACCAACGCCCAGCGCCAGCGTGAGAAGCGCCAGCGTCAGCGAGAGGCCGGAATACCCGAGCGCAAGCTCCCATCACCGCCGGCGATCGACGCCGCTTTCGAACGGCTACAGGCGGTCGGCGATTTCGAGGATTGGAGAGAGGCGTTCTCGACACTTCTTCTAAACGCAGCCTCGCTCCCAGACTCTGACCTACGGCCGCTCCTGACTGTGTCGCGACACGAATACTCGCCTAGTGAAAAGGTTATGAGAATGCTTGTAGAAGAAAGGCCCAGCATTTAACTGGGCCGGGATTTTCTTCAGGTCGTTTTTACGAAACTGCTTGAACATTGACCCGGAATTACCGTTGGGTCGCCCTGGAGTGTACCTGGCTCGCCAAAAATCATCAGAGGGATCGCCAGCAGAAAGGGGAGGGATTTCGATATACGCACTTTGAATTTGCAGTGCCACTGCAGACAGCTATTCTTACGCATAGATCATTCTCCTTTGAATGGTCTTAAACAGATAGGTTGTGAAGCCGCCCCCTCTGCGCGCCCACGCAAGGGGGCTTTCTATGTCCCCCGCAGGATGGCCTCACAACATTAAGAATAGTTCTTTCTGGACGGAGTAAAGGAAGAACGGTCAGATAGTTACAGTTTTTTTGGCAGTCCTTTCTCCACCTCCTCTGCGCTTCACTCATACATCGCAATTTGACCTAAATACCGACGCTAGCCACAGGCCGGCGCGGCTCTACTCGTCCTGAGGATTACCACATGAGCACTTTTGCCGTGTTCGGCATGACGCGAGACGTAGCGCTCGCCATGGACAAAAAAGAAGTGAAGTCGGTACGCAAGACCCCGCTCGGGGATGAGCATGTTCCGATGAGTGAATGGCTCGCCGCAGTCGAGCGGAAGGCCGACAACATCATGACCGGAACTAAGGTCGTCCAGTTGAGCCAGCTCTTGGATACGCCGGACTTCTGCCACCAGTTCATCGAACTCGCACGGAAGACCCTGGAATGCCGCGACATGCAGATCCGCGCCAGGGTCCAGCTTTGGAACGACGACGGCACGCCAGTCCTGACCAAGAAGCGCAAGCACAAGGTCGAGTGGCAGCAGTTCGGCCACCAGCCGGGGAGGGCCGCAGCATGATGAATCGCGTCTACTTGTCCGGCCCCATGACCGGCATTCCCGATTTCAACTACCCCGCGTTCAACGCCGAGGAGAAGCGGATCAGAGCCCTCGGCTATATCGTCGAGAACCCGGCCAGCAACATGGTCTACCGCGGAGCGCCGTGGGAGACGTTCATGCGCGACGGGATCAAGCGGTTGATGGACTGCGACATCCTCGCGCTGCTCCCAGGGTGGGAGCGTTCTCGCGGCGCGAACATCGAGCGCAACCTCGCGATAACCCTCGGCATGCACGTCGTCGACGCCGAGGCACTCCCTCCGCCCGATTTCGTCTGCAAGTGCCGCGCAATTCAGTTCACCTGCTGCTCCGTACCGAGTGACAACGATCCGTTCGTGTGCCGTCGCCTGGCCGGCATGCCGGCGTACCAGTCCCCCGAGGATCAACTGGCAACCGCACGTAAAGCCCTCGAGCAGATCGCAGCGCTCACCGACGTCTCTACCGGAGGCATCGGGATGGACGTGCTCCAGATCGCAAAGCAAGCCCTCAGCAACTGAGGGCGGCCGCGACGACAAATGGGTGGACCTTGATCCATATCGTTACCACCTTGCCGAGGATCGAGAGCAGCAAGTAGGCCCGGAAAAGCTGATGGTCGAGTTTCTTCATTTGGGTGGCACCAGGGTTGTTTGTGTAGGCCACATGGTGCTGTCACGACCTTCAGAAAATCCTCTTGTGGGATTTCCACCTCGCATCACGACCAGCCAAATTCAACCTCCATTCGTCGCCATCAGGCGAGAGGTATTCCCTATGTCCGCAGAAAACAACAACTCCGCCATGACAACGAACCAGAACCACCCTGACGATCACCTTGCCATTGAAGCGCTCCACAGCCGCTATCTCGATGTCCTGACCGGACGCACCAGCGATCACCTCCTGATGCTCCAGGACGAGGCCTACGCGCTTGGCCGCGCCCGGGGGCGCCTGGACGTGTTCCGTTTCGACCTGCACCTGGAGCGCCAGCGCCGGTTCAGCGAACGCACGTTCGGGCCTGGGTCGCGCGCCGCCGGCGTCATCGACCACATCCGCAAGGAACTGCGCGAGATCGAGGAAGCCCCTGGCGACCTGGCCGAGTGGATCGACGTTGTGATTCTCGCTCTGGACGGGGCTTGGCGGACCGGCGCCACTCCGGCGCAGATAATCGACGCTCTGGTCGCCAAGCAGACGAAGAACGAGGCGCGCACCTGGCCGGACTGGCGTTCGGCGCCGTCCGACAAGGCAATCGAGCATGACCGCGCCGACGACCCGATCGACGACGAGACCTACTTCGTCCACCGCAACGCCGGCAAAAAGGTGTTCGTGAAGCACGGGCCGTTCTTCCGGGATCAGGGCGGCCTGACCCAGGACTGGGGCAAGGGCTGGACCCGCATCAAGGCCAGCTCCATAGAACATGCCCGCCAGGTCGGGGAGAGTCTCCTTCCGTGAATGCGCCCGTCTACTGCCGCACAACAGGCCAGCGCATCGGGCAATGCAACTGCATCCGATGCCGGCCTCCTGAGGAAACGCCATGCACCCCCTCAACCTGACCGCCCTGTTCGTTGACGGCGAGGATGGCCAGCGCCTGGCCGAGGTCAACGGCCTCCCACGCCTCGGCGCCCTGCTCTCCTCCTCTCAACTGCGCCAGCTCGCTCGACAACTGAACGAGATCGCAAACGACGCAGACCAGGACGCAACTGGTTTGCACACCTACGCAGCGCCACCGTATGGAGCCTGCCAGCCATGTCATTCGACGAAAGCCCCGCAGTCCGCCGCATAAACGCCCTGTGCTCCCCCGCGCCAGCCCGCTACCTCCACCTACCAACAGGAATTCACTGGGTCGTCATCGACAGCCTTGGCAATGTCCTGCAACTCGAAAACATCGAGCGCCGGCGCCGACTGATCACCGTTTCTGACCTCGCCAATACCGAGGCCTGGAGAAAAATCCCATGACCGAATCGAAAATTCAGATGGACCAGATTCGCTCTACCAGCGCCACAGTCACGGATGAGAACATCCGAGCCGGCTCTCAGAAAAAATCCTCATTGAGCCCGGCCGAGGGGCTACAAGGAGCGAGCCCCGACGCCACCTGCACCTGCCCGAGCGGCGACGGCTACCTGGTCCATCCCTGTCCGGCACATCCGGCACCGGTAGAGCAGGCAGGCGGGGATGAGCGCGAGGAGTTCGAGGCTCTGATTTACGCCTGCAAGAACCTTGCGCAGATAACCAGTTCCGATGGAAGCGGGCACGCAGATATCGCCATGGCCGTTCTCAGAATGGCAGGCGTCGGCGATGACGAGCGAGAACGGCTTGTGAATGAGTGGAAGGCTGCCCGTGCTTGGAAACCCTCCCCGGGGCAGGCCGAGAAGGCAGAGGCGGAGCGGCCGGAGGTGGTTGGCGTCCGCTACGAGGACGGGACCATCCTGTCCGCCGAGGATTGCGGAACCGCGCTTGAGGTGTGCGCCAAGGTCCAGACGCCGCTGATGACCGTCGCCCAGCATGAGCGCATTGCCGCTTCCCGCTGGGAACGCGCAATGGACCTGATGGGCGATCATGTTGCTCGCATCAGCGACAAGCTCACGGCAGAGCGCGACGCCGCCCTGGCCGAAGTCGAGCGCCTGACTGGCGTCTGCGCATCGCTGGATAGCGAGAAGCGTGAGATGGAACACAAGCGGGACGCGATCATCGCTATGCGCGACGCCGCCATGGATAGGGTCTCGGAGCTGGAGAAGCAGGAGCCGTTCTACTACTTCGCCGACTGCGACGACTCGGACTATTCGCACCTGTTCAACACGCGCAGCGACGCACTGACACAAGTAGCAGATCATGGCGGTAGTGTCGTAGAACTTTTCCGTTTGCCGGTCGCCCAGGCTCAGCACAGCGTGCCGGATAGCTACCGCCTGATCCGCCTCGAACACTTCGCCGCTATCAAGGCGCAGCTCAATCCTGAGCAGGTCGATGCGTACCGGGGACGGAACATCTACGACGAAGACAAGGTGTACGCGAACTGGAACGCGTGCCGCTCGGCACTCGACGAAATAAAGGATGTGTTTCAGCAGATCGATTGGGACGCCGAAAACGAGTTGGCCGAGTTGCCCGCCGCCGCTCCCGGCAAGGAGGGGGTGTGATGGCCGTTTACGTCGACGACATGAACGCAACGTTTGGCCGCATGAAGATGTGCCACATGCTCGCGGACACGACCGAGGAACTGCTCGCAATGGCAGACAAGATCGGTGTTCAGCGGAAGTGGATTCAGCATGCCGGGACCATCAAGGAGCACTTCGATATCTGCCTGTCGAAGAAATCAGCAGCTCTTGCAGCCGGGGCCGTGGCTATCACGTACCCCGACGGCGTAGCAGAGATCATGAAGCAGCGCCGCGAGCGCCTGCAAGGAGGGGCGTAATGCAACTGCTACGCGACGAGCTTCGTACGGCACGGAAGCACTATCAATGCGATGCCTATTACTGGTTCGACCATGCCGGCTTCGGGCGGCAGGACGTCGATGCAGACGACTGGCTGATCGTTGAGGCCGTTCGATCCGACCGAGGGAAGATCCTTCCGGGCACAAAGTACATCTATCAGGTGAGCGTCGATGGCGGGGAGTTCTGGATTTTCCGCGCGCGCCCGGAAATGGACGCCATCTGCCGCAAATACGACCTGTATCCGGAGGACTGATCCATGAGTGAGGTGAAGCGGTTCGACGTGCCGAGCATGCGCTCTTTGATCCAGGACGAGCAGGCAGTAATGGGGTTTGAGGTCGTCCTGGCCTCTGACTACGACGCCCTCGCCGCCGAGGCCCAGGCGCTCAGGGAGGAAGTTGCTGAACTGCGCAGGGACAAGGCGCGGCTCGACGCAATCGAGGATAACTGCTGGGACGTGCGCTACGGCATCAGTTCGAATGCCGATGCCGGTGACAGCAGCATCAGTATCGAGATCGTTGGGCGCTACCAGGGGGTGCCGCACATTCGGGTACTTGGCGAGAACTACACCGAGAACCTGCGCGCCGCAATCGATCAGGCTATGACCGCCGAAGCATGCCCGCCTGAGCGGCCGGAATACGACGATCACGGAAGGCCACTTCGCGCCCTGCTGAGCGAGAAGGAGGGAGGGAAGCCGTGAAGCTGACGAAGAGGCAGCGCGCTGAGCTGCGGGAGAAGTTTGGAGGGCGGTGCGCATATTGCGGCGTCGACCTTCCTGAGCGATGGCATGCCGACCACTACGAAGCAGTTCAGCGTGGAGTGAGCAGCTACGTCACCGGAAGAGACGCGCTGCATCCCGAGAACCATCGCATGGAAAACATGATGCCGTCTTGTCCGCCGTGCAACATCAGCAAAGGAAGCATGTCGCTTGAGGTGTGGCGTGAATGGCTGGCTGGGCACGTCAACAGCCTGAACGCCTATCACCCTATCTACCGCCTGGCCAAGGCATACGGCTTGATCCAAGAGACAGGTGAGCCGGTCGTATTCTACTTCGAGAAGTTCGGGCATCGACAGGCATAGCCACCCATCGCCAACCACTGTACGCATATACAGCAATTCGGATAATGGGCTACCCACTACCCGGATTGCATATGCGCACGAAACCCTTCCGCCCGCCTCAGCGGCATGAGATCGCCGGCCTTCGCTACTACCGCACTGCCTCGGCCTACAACTGGCTCGGGATCACGATGGCCCATCCGACCCGCGCAATCCAGTTGCTGCTCGAGCAGTGCGAGCCAGACGTGCTCTCGCCGATGTTCAACATCGAGATAGAGGCAGTGTTGCGTCAGGCAGACGAGTATGCCCGTACCGGCCAGGTGCTCGAGCGCGAGCAACTGCGCGAAATGCTCATGCACCTGATCTCAAAGGCCGCGGGCGACTGATCCGGAGCCCTTCACATGAAGAAAGCCCTATCCAGACTTGCGGCAGTAGCCGTCATCGGCGCCAGCCTGGTCGCGCTACACGCAGTGATCGAACTCGCGCCAGCATTCGCAGCCCTGCAATGGGGCTGCTCGTTCTAGCTCGCCGGTAGCCGAATAGGCTGCCATTTCCCGAAAACCATTTTCCCGACCAGCGCCCCGCAGGACGGGGAGGTATTGCCCATGATCAGGTTTTTGACCGCAGAAGAAGTAGCGGAGTTGACTGGATTTGTTCGGCCGGCAGCCCAGAAGCGCTGGCTATCTGAGAACGACTTTTCGTTCGTAGAGGGAGGCGATGGTCGACCGAAAGTCTTGGAGGAGGTTGTGCTAAGTCGCCTCGGCGCAAGACAGGCCAAGAAAGAGAAAGGACCGCGACTGCGGTTGACGGGGTAGGAGATAGAGATGCGTCCGAGGAAAAAGGATAGACACCTTCCGATGTGCATGTTTCAGCGAGGGCCATCCTTTTATTTCGTGAGGGATGGGAAGTGGACGAATCTTGGGAGGGACTATCGCGCCGCTCTTCTTGAGTACGCGAAGCTCACCGGCGGCGCCAGCAAGGATGGGATGATCGACCTGATCGATAGGGTGATGGACCACATTGCGCCGTATCGGTCAGCGAACACGATTACCCAATATCGGGCTGTAGCTGAACGCTTGAAGGGCGTGTTCGCCGAGTTCCAGCCAAGGGAAGTCCTGCCGAAGCATGTTGCTCAGGTAAAGACACATATGGCGTCGACACCGAACATGGCGAACAGGACTCTCACCGTTCTCCGTGTTGTGTTCGCGCAGGCTCTTGAGTGGGGGGAAGTGGACTCGAATCCTTGCATTGGGATCAAACCTCACTCTGAGAAGAAGCGCGGCCGCTACCTCAACGACAAGGAGCTGCTATCCATTCTCGACAACTGCAGCGAGTACATGCGGTGCATCTTCGAACTTGCCTACCTCACCGGTCAGCGGATCGGTGATGTTCTGTCGATCAAGCTCGATGACGTGAGCGATGACGGAATCGCATTTCAGCAGCAGAAGACGGGCTCGAAGGTGCTCATATCGATGACCCCGGACCTAGATGCCGTGGTGCAAAGAGCGAAAGCACTGCCGCGCCCTGCCGATGCGAAGAACCTCATCTGCAACAGGAAGGGGAAGCAGGTGGACTATGCGACAACGAGAGACGCATGGAAGAGGGCTCGAGAGGCGGCGGGCGTCACCGATGCGCGGATCCATGACCTTCGCGCGAAGGCCCTGACTGATGCGAAGAAACAAGGGAAGGATGCCAGGAAGCTTGGCGGTCACACCGACCCCCGCATGACAGATCGGTATATAAGGCAGAGGGAGCATGAGGTGGCAGAGCCGCCGACAATGCCGAGGAAATCAGGGTAGTATTGGAAGAATTTCAATACTCCAAAACGCGCGCCCTCATGGCGCGCCGTAAGCCATTGATGAATAAGCCAAATACCGATCTCGCACAACACACGCCAATGATGCAGCAGTACTTCAAACTGAAGCATCAGCACCCCGACCAATTGATGTTCTATCGCATGGGCGACTTCTACGAGCTGTTCTACGAGGACGCGAAGAAGGCCGCCAAGCTGCTCGACATCACCCTGACCGCGCGCGGCCAGTCCGGCGGCAAGGCGATCCCGATGGCAGGCATTCCCTTCCATTCGGCGGAGGGCTACCTGGCCAAGCTGGTCAAGCTCGGCGAGTCGGTGGCGATCTGCGAGCAGATCGGCGACCCGGCCACCAGCAAGGGGCCGGTGGAGCGCCAGGTGGTGCGGATCATCACCCCCGGCACGGTGAGCGACGAGGCGCTGCTCGACGAACGCCGCGACAACCTGCTGGCGGCGATCCTCGGCGACGAGCGCCTGTTCGGCCTCGCCGTGCTGGACATCACCAGCGGCCGCTTCAGCGTCCAGGAGATAAAAGGCTGGGAAACCCTGCTGGCCGAACTGGAGCGCCTCAACCCGGCCGAGCTGCTGATTCCCGACGACTGGCCACAGGGCCTGCCGGCGGAGAAGCGCCGCGGCGTACGTCGCCGCGCGCCGTGGGACTTCGATCGCGACTCGGCGCACAAGAGCCTCTGCCAGCAATTCGGCACCCAGGACCTGAAAGGCTTCGGCTGCCAGAACCTGACCCTGGCCATCGGCGCCGCCGGCTGCCTGCTCGCCTACGCCAAGGAAACCCAGCGTACCGCCCTGCCGCACCTGCGCAGCCTGCGCCACGACCGCCTCGATGACACGGTGATCCTCGACGGCGCCAGCCGCCGCAACCTGGAGCTGGATATCAACCTCAGCGGTGGCCGCGAGAACACCCTGCAATCGGTGGTCGACCGCTGCCAGACCGCCATGGCCAGCCGCCTGATGAGCCGCTGGCTGAACCGTCCGCTGCGTGACCGCGCGGTACTGGAAGCCCGCCAGGAGTCCATCGCCTGCCTGCTGGAACGCTACCGCTTCGAGAACCTGCAACCGCAGCTCAAGGAAATCGGCGACCTCGAACGCATCCTCGCCCGCATCGGCCTGCGCAACGCCCGCCCTCGCGACCTGGCGCGCCTGCGCGACGCGCTGGCGGCGCTGCCGGACCTGCAGAACGCCATGACCGAACTGGAAGCGCCGCACCTGCAGGCGCTGGCCACCACCATCGGCACCTATCCCGAACTCGCCGAACTGCTGGCCAAGGCGATCATCGACAACCCGCCGGCGGTGATCCGCGACGGTGGCGTGATCAAGACCGGCTATGACGCCGAGCTGGACGAGCTGCAGGCGCTGAGCGAAAACGCCGGGCAATTCCTGATGGACCTGGAAGCGCGCGAGAAGGCCCGCACCGGCCTGCCCAACCTGAAGGTCGGCTACAACCGCATCCATGGCTACTTCATCGAGCTGCCACGGGTGCAGGCCGAACAGGCGCCGGCCGACTACATCCGCCGGCAGACCCTGAAAGGCGCCGAGCGCTTCATCACGCCGGAACTGAAGGCCTTCGAGGACAAGGCGCTGTCGGCCCAGAGCCGCGCCCTGGCCCGCGAGAAGGCGCTCTACGAAGAGCTGCTGGAACGCCTGATCGGCCATCTCGCTCCGCTCCAGGACAGCGCCTCGGCGCTGGCGGAGCTGGACGTGCTGGCGAATCTCGCCGAACGCGCGCTGAACCTCGACCTGAATCGCCCGCGGTTCGTCGAACACACCTGCCTGCACATCGAGCAGGGCCGCCATCCGGTGGTCGAGCAGGTGCTGGAGACACCGTTCGTGGCCAACGACCTGGCGCTGGATGCCGACACCCGGATGCTGGTGATCACCGGTCCGAACATGGGCGGTAAATCCACCTACATGCGGCAAACCGCGCTGATCGTGCTGCTTGCGCACATCGGCAGCTTCGTTCCGGCTGCGCGCTGCGAGCTGTCCCTGGTGGACCGCATCTTCACCCGCATCGGCTCGTCCGACGACCTTGCCGGCGGCCGCTCGACCTTCATGGTGGAGATGAGCGAAACCGCCAACATCCTGCACAACGCCACTGACAAGAGCCTGGTGCTGATGGATGAGGTCGGCCGCGGCACCAGCACCTTCGACGGCCTGTCGCTGGCCTGGGCAGCGGCCGAGGACCTGGCCCGGACTCGCGCCTTCACCCTGTTCGCCACCCACTACTTCGAGCTGACCGTACTGCCGGAAAGCCAGCCCGCGGTAGCCAACGTGCACCTGAACGCGACCGAGCACAATGAACGCATCGTGTTCCTGCACCATGTACTGCCGGGACCGGCGAGCCAGAGCTACGGCCTCGCGGTGGCCCAGTTGGCCGGCGTGCCGGCCCCGGTAATCCAGCGCGCCCGCGAACACCTCAAGCGCCTGGAAACCACCAGCCTGCCGCACGAGATGCCGAGCCAGCAGAGCGGCAAGCCCGCCTCGCCGATGCAGAGCGACCTGTTCGCCAGCCTGCCGCACCCGGTGATCGATGAATTGTCGAGGATCAATCCCGACGATATCAGCCCGCGGCAAGCTCTCGATCTGTTATATGCATGGAAGATGCGGGTCTGA